AGAACTCCAAGTGCATTGTTATAGAGTGAGGCTTCCAGCCAATCTTCTCCAAAGGTTTTTGCCATCCAAAACGACCATCAAATGTGGCAAATGAACAGCCTTGCAATTTCGCCCATTCTTTCACACTTTCAGTCATTTGTAAAATTTCATCCAATTCACCGCCCGCAAGAAAGACATGCAAAGCGTTTCTATCGTGATATACCACGATTTCCGTTACAATGCATCCTCGCTCTGCAGGCCATAACTGCATTTTGCCAGAACGTATGCCCTCGCACACCTCTGCCCAAGTGTTTAGATTGCCTGAACGCTTTAGCGCTTTCTTGATCCAAGGCTTGCAGCGCTCTAACGGATTTATGTCTGCGTGCGCATTCATCCGTGCATCCTCGTAATCGCAAGCGTTGTCGCTGGTGCCGCTGGGCTAAACGCAGTCGCCGCAGACGCATCTAAGAAGCCTGACGTGCTATCCACTGCCCACATAACCTGCAAATAATCGCCAGCCGAAACGTCAAACTTTGCGGCGCGTGACACAACAAGCGTTGCGCCGTTCTGATGCAAGGCGTTCTTCATAGTTGAGCCTTCGGCGTCTGTGCCGTTCAGGCGAGGCCAGAAATAGAAGTTGACCGTGCTAGATGACGTTGAACTAATCTGCGCTGAGAACATCAGCAAGTATTCACCACCCTCAGCAAATACGATCTTCGTTGGATCAGTGCCATCTAGTGAAATACCAACATTACCTGTCGGAGTGTCATACTGTATTGCGTAGGCTGTGTTTACTGCCGCAGCCGTTACGTCTGTCGTGCGGATCAGGTTGGCGTGACCATCCTCTAAGACAATCTGCACAAACGCGCCATCCTTGGACACAACAGGGTACTTGTTTGTCTCGTCCCACAGAATAACGCCGTTCTCCGCTGGGCTGTCTGTAGACGTTTTGAAGTACAAACGCGGCAACTGACGCTGCAAATACGTTGTAAGCTCACGCCCCCACGCCTTGAGGTTGTCAGTGATTGGCGGGAGTACTGGTGCAGCCATTAGCGGCGACCCCCTGCTTTAGCCTCTACGCGCATCGTGCCGACCTTCCAATTCGCCAATGTTTGACCCTCTACTTTCATGCGAACCTGACGACCTGAGAACCGCACAGACGTTGGGTCTGAGGGAGTGTATGGCCCGTGCGTATACTCAGTGTCATTCGGGTAAAAACGGCTCTTGAACGTCACGTTGACATCGCCCTGCGTCTGCTCATCCGTAATGAGATCGGTGACTTGCATGATGTTATCGCCGTTGCCAATGCTGATTGGCCCGCTTTCCGCGTAGACTGAGCCGCCACCGTGCGCCAAACCGCGCTCATGGTCATAGACGACTGCGCTTGCGTCAGACAGCATAGGATAGGTGAACACGTTGCGCTCAACGCCGCATGTGCGGGATAAATTGCCAATTAACCAGTGACCCTCTTTGTAGTCATATGCCACATAGCGATCAATCTCGTTTGAGCCTGATGAACAATAAAACCACCAGATTTCTCCAAACTGACCGTTTGCTAATGCCCATGTTTTGCTAACCTGAGAGGTGTTCAGATCACCAAAAACATAGTCGTGAACCTCGCACGGTATTTCTGAAACGGTATTGCCGTTGAAGCCAAAGAAGCCGCGCTGACCCATCCAGAACGTGCCTGCATCAACATCTGCCACAGCGTTTCTGGCAATCAGGCCGCATGACGTTCCAACACGTTCAAAAGAGTAAACGTAGGGTGGGCCAATGTATCGCGCTGTATGTGCCGATGTTGTAGTCAGGATTAGCGTCTGACCGCGTGTGCGGATCGCTGTCTGTATCTCGCCAGAGCTTTGCAACTCAATGTCGCCAGCCTCGTTTGTGGATGCTGGTGTCCATGTGGTATTGCTTTCGCGGTCACTCCACTGCACCTTGCGAGGGTTGCCGCCTGCGCCTAAAGCAAACAGGAAGCGCTCCTCTGTCACAATCAAGCCAAGGTTGTCTATTGGCGCGTTTGAGATTTGCGCTGCTGTAACTGCGCCGTTTAGCTGCCATTCGTACAGCTTACCGTCAGCAGATGAGCAGGCAACGAGATATTCGCCCCAGTTGTCCAAGCTCCACGTTGTCGCTTCAGTCAACGTGCCAGTTGTGCGGGCTGTGCCGTATGCCTCGCGCCCGTATGCACCGTATCCGTAGCCAGTATTGAATACTGCATCAACCTGACCCGCTGTCAGACCAGTCGGCGTGATGTCGTATGTCGTGTTACTCGCAAGTGCCGCGTAAAGCTGATTGTTTGACGCAGCCGCTATGTAGCGCGTGCCATCAATCGCCTGCCAAGTGTGCATGGCGCGTGGGGTGTTTGTCATACCCAAGTCGCCATCTGTGCCAATCAGCGTGTTTTCAGTCCACCCACCAATCGGTCTGAGCGAATTATTACGCCAGCGAACAAGCGACCCGTCACGCCAACGCCCCGCAGCGTCAAGGTCAGTGCCTGTTCTGTAAAACCCCGCTGGGAGTTTGAGGGGTATTAGAGCCATTTTTATGCCCCCATTGCATCAATTTGCGCCTGTAAGCTGTCGCATTTTGCTGAAAGTTGCTTGATCGCATTCACCATAACTGGCAGCAACGCGCTTTCCTTTAGCTTTAAGTTTTCAGCGTCACTGTCGTCTACGATGGTTTTTGCTGGCGCGCCCGCTGCATCAAAGATGGTTTTTAACTCTTGCGCGGAGAAACCAAGGTACTCTTGTTCTTTTTTATGCGTTCCGTCTGGGGTTGGCTTTTCTGTGACCTCACCATGCTCATCAAACTCATAGTAGTCGGAGCGCATGTCCCACTTAAACGTGATTGGGTTGATTTGGTTGATCTGGTCTAAACCAAGATTGAAGTTTGCTTTGTCGGCTTTGTCACGTTCATCTGATGTAACTGTCCAAGAAACACGAATGTAAGCATTTGTGATGCTGTTATTGCCTAAGACAATCCTGTTGCTGTTGCCGACAAGGTTTCCTGATGGCGAGGTAGAGTTGCCCGCCTGATAACCTATAGCAATGTTATTGCTTGTAGTTCCACTTCCGCTGCCAGTAACCGCCGTTCTGCCAAGAATAACATTGTTTTCTATAGTTGCTGCCGCAGCCTGATTTGCACCAGTTAAAATACTATTCCCGATAGCTATATTGTAGTTGGCTTCATAGTTATAATCGCTTGCAAAGTAAGCCTTTAGGTTGCTATTGCCGATTGCTACGTTTTGATAAGTTGTATACGTTCCTGTTGAATTTAGTCTTGGGCCAAGGTTTGTTTCGCCAATGGCAACATCATAGGAGCAATCTATTGCCCCAGTTGCTAGGGCATTCAGGTTCCCCTTGCCGATTATCTTTAAGCCATAAGTGCTTAGGCTAGTTGGGAAAGCCCCCTGCGCTCTAATATTGTCAACGCCAATAACAACGCTCTCCCTTGCGTCCACATCAGTCCCTGCGGCAGGGGCGCCTGTAGCAAACATATTTTGAAGGCCAATGTTTATGGCGGGCATCCTTGATATTGTTGGACTATTTGTCGCATCCATAGAGGATAAGTCGCTACCCAAGAACACAGCGCCACCATTCCACGCGCCAACAGTTCCCCAACCCTTCATTATGTCACTTCCAACTGAAATGACGTTATTGTTGTCTACAGCATTACTGTTGTTAAAGTTTTCAACGCCAAAAAGAACGCGAGTAGTGGCGGCGCTGGTTTCGTCATCCTCATGCACCAATATCATTTTGGAGGTAGTGCAGCTTAAAACAGCGTTGCTGCCTTTTACAATTTCGCCAGTTGTTCCATTGAACAAGGCAATTTCATTGTTTGTAGAAGATGCTGGGCCAGTGACGCCTCCACTACTATCAGCAAACGAAAGCACCCCAGAACCATCTGTTTGCAGCACCTGACCGCTTGTTCCGTCAGTCGTGGGCAAGGCAAATGCACCTGCAAAGTCTGCAAGCTCATTAAGCTCTGCCGCCGTGACCGTCATGGCAGTGCCACCAATTTTCCACGACCCTTCAGTAAGATTTGGCGCGATAGGCGTTGTGCCGTCAAGAAGATCGTCAATGGTGTCTAGGTTGGTATTGATCTTGTCACCCCAGCTATCAGCAGAGGCTCCCACCTCTGGCTTCGTTAAACCGAATGTTGTTGTCGTTGTGTCAGCCATCTAAGTCTCCTATGCAGCTTCTGACCATGTGTCGATTGGGTCAGTCACATCAGTCCATGTATCTGTTGGCTCTGTAGCTTCCGTCCAAGTGTCGCTACTTGCCGATTGAGTTGTCCATACACTATCATCATCCGCTTGTTCTGTCCAACTGTCAGCGACAGGCTCCTGATAATCCCATAGGAACCGCGCTGGTAACGTGGGTATGCCTGCTGTGATTTCTACAGCAGTCAGCGCGTATTCTTGAAAGAACGGCAGGGTATCTATCTGCGGTGCGCTTGCAGTAATCTCCTGTGGCGCAAAGTTAGAAATGACTGAAACTGATGCGTCATCAACAACTGGGGTAGAGGAGATGTCATCTGCGTTAAAGTTGGATGTAATTGCAGTCGTAATGTCACTTACGACAGGTGCGCTCAGTGTGATTTCTTGAGGCGCAAAGTTACTTATTACTGACGCAGCAATGCTATCAACAACAGGCGTTGTGCTTATGCCATCTGCGCTAAAGTTATAAACAACCGTTACGCTTGCGCTATCTACAACAGGAGCGCCAGAAGTAATATCAATCGCTGGGATTGTTTCATCTTCAAATACAGAGGCAGTATCAACAACGGGGGTGCCAGAGGTAATTCCATCAGCATTAAAGTTGTGGACCACTACAGCATTCGCTGCATCAATAACTGGTACGCCAGAGACAATATCTGATGCAGTTAGTTCATACTTAGTGCCACCATCATCTCCGAGAGGTGCGGCTGATAATGGGGAGAAGCCTAACATTTACTCACCTATGGTTTTGTGGGCCATACAACAGAATACGGAAAGCCGTCTTGTTGTGGCACATTTCGCAATGCAGTGCGGTAGTCTAACTGATCTTGTGACATAGTTAAGTCGCTCCCAGCCCACCAATCCGTTTCGGCTATTAGGCTGTCCCTGCGCTCTCTCACACGCAACTCAGCTTCGTCTTGCGGCCTATTTTGAGCAGTTCTTGCCAACTTCCATCCATCGTCAGTAAGTTCTGGCTCATCTGCCGCGACCAGCGTTTGAGTAAGTTCGTCATAATCATCTGGGTCAGAATATTTTACTTGATAAACATCTTCAGCACTAAATCTTGGATCAAGTTTTCCAGTTTTTATTGTGCCAATTGTGTCTGATCTGAGATGGGCCATCGTATATGGGAATATTTTTATGTCCGATGGTT